TAATGCACCAAAAACCTCAAAAACAGGGCGCATAATCCGATAGTGTGTTGTGGATTCCTGTTGTCAAACCAGTGGAGGAGCTAAGTAACTACCCCCCTTAATAATATTATTCAGAATCCCGTCAGTCGGCGTGAACGTCTGATCGACAGAACCATTCTGACTGTTATAGATAAGCTGAAAGTCCATTACATCCCCTGCGTTGGTGAACTGGTTGTGCCGCCGCCGGTACCGTGTTCAGCGTGGGTGTGGCTATTATAGATCGTACGCATAGCACCCATACTGCCCACGCCATCACTCACCGATCCGACAGCAGTAATGTTACCGGAGCCGGTAACATTACCGCCAACCGTTACATTGCCGGATACCTCTAACAGCGGGGTAGTCAGTGTAACCTTGCTTGAGGCCACCACCGTAACAGTCGGAGATGTAATCGTGGCACTGGTTGCAGCAGTAATCTCGGCCACCTTGGTTGTAACGGTAACCTTTTCGCCACCAATGATTTCGATAATGCGCCCGCGTTTAAAATGAACCGTATCGCCCTCATCGGTATACAGCGCCACCTCACCATTATCCAGACTGATACGATAGCGGCGATCATCAGAGGCCACCGCAATAAAATGACCACCCTCGCGGATGACAATAATCTCGGCACCCGCCAGCGGGCGACTGCTGAAACCGTAATGCTGGAAATATTCGCGGTTATCAATACCAGCCTCCAGCGCCGTAGCACTGAAGCGTTTAATAACCCCTTCAACAACACTTTTAACGATAGCCCGGATCATGACGAACTCACAAGGCCAGGAGGCCCCAGTTTAATATCAGTCCAGCTGCCCTGCTTGGTTTTGCGGAAACGGCGGTTAAAGACCAGCAGAGTACGATTGACGTTAAAGACTTCATCAGTAACCGTACACAACTTGTTAATGCCCCAGTTCACCCCGTTCTGACTATGTAGCGGCACGGTATACGAGGGTAGGGCGCTGCCGGTTTTACGGTAAAACTCCTCTAAAACCGTGGTTAAATGCGGGTTTTGCGGCTTGCTCCAGCATTCCATAAAGGCCGCTGCCCAGGCTGGTTCCAGATAGTTTTCTGTGTCTTTGGGTGCCAATGCCTGTGGGTTGCCGTCGGTTTTCTTCCAGGTCATCCACCATTTCATGATTCCGTCATAGCTGAGTGTGCGCCCTTGACCCTTGCGGGCATTGGCGGCGCGGTACAGCTTCAGGTCGTTGTTGATGCTGTCCGCTACGATGGTGTTAATGGCCTTGTTAACGCCGACCATTGGAGCAGCGCGTTCGATCAGACGCATGATGGCAACGCGGGCGTCCATAACTTCACGCTGCCACTGTTTGAGCTGCTCTGGCCCTTTGGCGGGTTGGATGGTGGCGGCAACTACCGGCAGCGGGGCAGGGGAGGTGACCTCCGGGACGTTGTTGGACGGCATCAGCGCGGCTTGGGTGGCGAGGGGGAGGGAAGGAATCTCCCAGGCTTTGGGTGCGCCTTTTTCTTTAAGATTTATAAATTTGCAACCCAATTTCACCAGTTTTCCGTCAACAAACTGTATCTGGTCTTCTAATTTCTTGGCCTGTGACACCGGAATCCCTGGCAGTCCGAGCAGAGGCAATGTTTTGATATGGGTTTCCATAGCGGTTAGCCCTTTTTGGCCGCGTGCCACAAACGGACGCTTTCGGACAGTTTTTTTAAGTATTCCGGTTTATTGCATGATATTTTCAATTTTTCGCTTTTTTTTCTACGGGCTATTTCGTTGTGTGGATCTGCATTCCATTCCATTACTATTTTTGCCATCTTGCTCCTGTATTCATGGCTTTTGACCGTTATTAATCGGCTTTCTCGTGCTTTAGCTTGGGTTTCGGGTGTTATCAGACGTAGGTAGGTTTTATTCCTTTTACATGCGTCACTATTTTTTATATTGGTTGACTTTCTTCTCGGTATTTTACTGATTTCACTACGTTCTTTAGAGGTAAGTGCCTTTATTTTTGCTTGTTGCATCGGGCAAGCTTTAGAAATCCTTTCACCGTTTTGCTCTCTCTGTAGTTGTTTATGTGCGCTACTGCACAACTTGAATGATCGAGCTAACCCGAATCGCTCTCGGTAATCATCACACTCTATTTTATGGCCACGGTTGATATGCAAGCCCAGGTTCCGAAACCATCTCGCACAGAGGTGACATTGCACCTTATCGCCGTATTCGTTTAGTGACCCGTATACACTGCTCATTTTAAGTCACCAATAGCCACACTCAGGGTTTCGTGAGCATCCATAACGCCTGCTATGACATATTTGGCATTGGTAAACATCGACCAGTAATCAAGGTCTTCCTTACAGCCGTTATTTTTGTATTCAGCGGCCATTTCATACGCTTCGATCATCGAAGCCAGCCCCAGTAACCGTAAGCGTAAATCATGATTGTGTGATGTCAGTTCAGCATTCATCGCTCCACCTCCAAAGCCTTTATTAACGCCTCTTTCTGGCGTATGCGCTTGTCAATCTCCCGTTTTTGCTCCACATCCCGCTGCATATCTGCCCGCAGGGCATCCGGTCCCGGCAGGGCAAACAGGCCGCTGGCCTCGGCCATGATCCGCATCGGCTCAGTGCTGCCGGTGGCGGCGCACAGGGCGGGCAGGTATTCGGCTGGCAACCGGTGCGGGTGACTTTCGGCACACCAGGATGACAACATATTGATGGTGATCTCGGCACCGGCCATCTCTGACATCTCATCGCACAGCGTTTCCCTGGACTTGGGAGCCTGCTTGACCGCCAGCTTTACCGCTGCCATCAGGCGTGCCGATATGCACATCCGGCCGGGGGTAATCTCTGCACGCTGCGACTTTTCCTGCGAGAGCAGCTCAAAAAGGCTCATTTGTTGCGAGTTACTGACATTTTTTTGCGTACTCTTTGTCATTGCCGTTCGCCTTTAATGTTTGGTATAGTAACGACACCAGTTATGCAGCGTAACGTTCCGGCCAGATTTCTGCGGGAGATAATCCGATTTTTGCGGCAATGAGACGATCCCATTTTGGGTATTTCATATCCAACGATTTGCGGGCGGTCTGCTTGGAAGCCCCCCCATCTCGGGCAATATCAGTGATCGAGCTGTTGTTTATCTCCAGCTGATATTTAATCCATGCCTTGCGAATTGCCGGGTCAGTAGGTACTTTTTCACGGGCCATTTTATGTCTCCTTTTTTTGGTCTTTTTTGGGCTTACTAGTAATTTGTTTTTAGCTCCGTTAAGTCGACACCATAAATACTCGTATAAAAATGATGTGTCAATCATAAAAATGAGTGACCGGAAATAAAAAAATACAATTATGCGAACAATTCACACAAATATGAACAATATCAATGTGTTTCGATTTCCGGTAATGACCGGAAATAAATGTGCTATTTGACCGGAAATGGAGGGATTTTTGAGATGATTTCTGGCCGATTTAAAGATCGTTTGAAGATAGCTATTGGGGAGAGGTCTGTTAACTCGTTCGCAAAAGAATGCGAAGCAGCTGAAGGTGCCATTCGTAATTATCTAAAGGGTCAGACGACCCCAAACCTGGACATGCTCACCAAAATCTCCGAGGTAAGCGGCTATAGCCTGGCGTGGCTGGCCAGCGGTGAAGGGGAGATGGTACGGGGTGAAGGTGCGGAAACTCCCGTAAATACTGGCCCTGCCCTGGATTTTGATCTGCTGGAGAAGATTATTATTGATCGGATGGTTTTTCAGCAGTTGGCGAAAGGCGGTACTGAGGCGGTTGATGAGGCGGGTAAGGTTGATGAGGTACACTATCTTGTTGCCGAAATGTTTGGGAGGCATACTGCTTCAATGATAATAGACACTTATAAAACATGCATTGGCAGGCCATCAATCCCACCAGATAAAATAATAAAGAATTTCAATAGTATGGTTTCTCATTATACCAATAAACTTAATGAAATAGCGGATAAGAGAGAGGCGTTAAACCGGGGGTGAAGCGGGTGTGCGGGTGTGTGTGAGCACGGCGCAGGGGGCAGACCTGGCACCGGATATGCTGGAGCTGGCGCGGCTCCTGGATCGCTACGGTAATAAAGCCCTGGTCGAAAACGTGCGCCAGCGGCTGCTGAAGATCAAACAGGAGACAGAAGGGTAAGGGTTGCGGCGGGTGGTGTATATATAGTATATAGGTGCGTACATGAGGGGTAATGAGATGAAAGCCGGATACCGAAAGATGTTGAAAGAGGATAAGTAGTTACTGCCAAAGCGTTTGCAAATATTTTATGTACGGCTTGTATTCTGTATATTACTGCCAAATCATTTGCAAATTCCCTCTACAAGTATTTCACAAGTTATCTCCAAGAAAACAACAACTTCCACAACTTCACCTTTAATCATATCACTGCCTTATCAAATACTAACTCACACAATCTGGTTGTTGGTAATCAGTATCAGCAAACTGTTTGTGGCGCGAAAAACCATTTGGCAGTGATTTGCAAACGATTTGGCAGTGAACCCCTTCAGAAAAATGGTTATTTTAAGACCGTTTTTACACCCGTAAAATGAGAGTTTTTTGGCTGGTTTTTTACAAGGATTTAGTCAACCGTTTTTACGCACCCTCCAACACCTTAATTCGTGCCGCCAACACCTGAATAGAGATGGTTTTACAGCCTTTAAATGCCCCTTATATATTACCAGTTTTTATCAGTATTGTCCGGTTAGGTCTTTGCAGGTCGCCATTTTGGGTTTCCTCGTTTGATTTTGTGTGGTTTGTGTTTCTTTCGACTTCGCTGTCTCTGTACTTCTTCTGCTGCTTCATTGGCAATCTGA